TTCTTTTCTCTGACATTAGAGGATTTACCCCAATCTCGGAAAAATACCAATCAGACCCTCAAGGTCTTACTACTCTGATTAATCGTTTTCTCGACAATCAGACTGAGATAATACTTAAACATGGAGGAACAATCGATAAATATATGGGTGATTGCATCATGGCTTTCTGGGGCGCACCTTTAGATGACGAACAACAAGTGGAAAATGCGACAAAAGCAATTATAGAGATGAGAATTTCTTTGGAGAAATTAAATGAAGAACTTAATAAAGAAGGGTTGGACCAAATTAACACAGGTGCTGGTATTAATACGGGACTTTGTGTTGTGGGCAATTTCGGATCAAGTAGTCGTTTCGATTATAGCGTGCTCGGTGATAGCGTCAACCTTGCTGCAAGGCTAGAAAGCCAATGCAAGGAATATAATGTAGATGTTATCATTTCAGAACATAGTCTAGTTGATGGTTATGAGTATACATACCTAGACGAGATAATTGTAAAAGGCAAGTCCGAGCCAATCAAAATCTACACCTTACAAAAATAATGCTTGACAAAACATCAAAACTTTTGTATAATTGTAGGTATAAATTTTAGGATTAAAACTATGTCAGACGATGCAAAACAAGTAAAAATGGATTTAGAAAAACACGAAGCCATCTGTGCTGAACGGTGGAAAACTGCGTTCAACACATTTGATGACATAGAAAACTCCATAAGAAGAATAGAACAAATACTTATAGGAGGGTCAGGAGCAGTTATACTGTTCATGGCAGGTTTAATTGTAACTTTAGTTACATTACATGGATAAAATTATGATAGAAGATTACAGTACAAAAGACATGAAAGCTCCAATAGTCAAAAAAGAGTTTACACTACCCGAAGGCTGGACAATGGTCGAAAAAAGAGGTAGATGGTGTGTAAGAAGTCCTGAAGGACATCTATACAAGTTCTCATCTAAAAATGAGGCAAAGAAATATATTGAGGAGAAAAGCTAATGTTAGAATTTTTTCAGTGGGTACAGGCATGGATTGCCATTATCCCAACAATTGTGATGATTGCATCATTTATTGCAGCAATCACTCCAACTCCAGTAGATGATGGTTGGATGAAAAAAGTGTACATGGTTATGGACTGGTGTGCATTAAACGTAGGTAAAGCAAAAGACAGATGAGTCTAAGAAAAGCATTACATGACGCAGCAAAGAGAGTTCAGAAAGAAACTGAACTCTCAACTGCAATTAAAAAGAAGACCAAACAAAAACGTAGACGTTCATAAATATGAGACGATACGATATTTGTAGGACGTGTCCTCAGTTTGATACTTTTTGGAAAACTTGCAACTTATGCAAGTGCTTTATGCCGATTAAAGTTCTAATACCATCGGCGAAGTGTCCTGACGGACAATGGGAGAAGCCAAATGGCATTAACAAAAAAACAAATGAAATTACCGAAAGCCTTGAGAGAAGCTATACTAAAGAAACAAAAAGGCATGGGTAAAAAGAAAAAACGTGGAAAGAAAAAGCGAAGCAGAGGCTAAGTTAAACTGGTTACAGTACTTTCACTCGATAAAACATGTATGTCCATGGAGTTATGAAAGTTATCTTAATGGAACTACAAAGATTATGGATTTCAATGAAGATTTCCTAGTATTAAATGAACAAAACTTTCGAACATTACCTTGGGAGGTGATCATATATCTACTGGGTGATGACCTTACGCTTGATGCGATTGATGAGTACGTGGCATTTTTAAATGAATGCCAGAACACATGTGAATATTTATGGTCTCACCCAGGCTTTACAAAAGGTGGTAATAATCAAACTCCCGTGCCTGTAATTATACAGCAAGATAAAGCAAGATTAGAGGAAATAAGAAATGCCAGCAAGAAAAGTAAAAGGCGGTTGGAAATGGGGAAAGTCGGGCAAGACTTATAAGACAAAAAAAGAAGCTGAAAGGCAAGGCAGAGCAATTTACGCATCTGGGTACAAAAAAAGAAAAGGCAGGTAATGAAACGTGGCAATAAATAGTTTTAACAACGATAATTTTTTAAGCATAGCAAGACAGAGAATAGCAAAAACTTCTTCTATTCATAAATTTGGTAGAAATCCAAACATAGGAAACACACCAGAAACAGTTTGGATGTACGGCGGTAAATATGTGTACCTTGCTGTTGGAGCCGCAAGTACTCTATATGCATATAGTGCAGACTCAGAAGATTCAGCAAGTGGAACCGGTGCAAGAACCGTAACGATTCTGGGATTAGACAACAACTTTAATGAAATAGAAGAAACAGTTACCGTAGGTGGAGCGGCAACAACTTTAGAGTTTTTAAGAGTTTATCGTGCCTTCGTTGCTACTGCTGGTTCATTAAATACAAACAAAGGTGATGTTTTAATTTCTACCGGTTCAGGTGGTACAGGAACGGTTCTTGCAGATATCGGAACTGTTGGAGTTGGATCAACATTTGGTTTAGGTCAAACACAACTTGCTCTTTATACAATTCCTGCTGGAAAAACTGGCTATCTTACAACTTGGAATGTTGGTTTGGCACCAGCGAACAATAAAGCCACTGTGCTTTTAAAATCAAGAGAACTTAATGGCGACGGGCCATTTAGAACACAAGATATTATAGATTTAGTAGGTGGATATTATCATCAAAATTATACAAGTCCACTGAGATTCCCAGAAAAAACTGATATTGAAGTATTAGCATCTGGCGATACAAGCTCGATTGTATCTTCTTCATTCGACATAATATTGATAGATGGCGGTTAAAAGAAAAAGAACAACTAAAAGAAAAACAGTAAGAAGAAAACCACTTAGTGCAAGTGTACAAGCAACACTAAAAAGAAAAGCAAAAAATAGTAGATTTACTTATGGACAACTTGCAAGAGTGTATAGACGAGGACAAGGTGCCTTCTTAAGTTCAGGCTCTAGACCAGGAGTGTCTATGAGTCAATGGGCTTTTGGCCGAGTAAACTCTTTCATGAGAGGTGGTCATTCACAAGATAATGACATCAAGAGAAAGAGAACAGTAAGGAAGAGACGTGGCACAAAAAAGAAAAGGTAGAAGAAAAGTACCTTATAGTAAACATGGAGTACCTAGAAAGTACGATGAAGGAAGTAGCGCATTAGCAAAAGTTATAAAACGTATTTCCGATTTGTATAAACAAGGTAAGCGAGTCCCTAATTCATTGATTGCAAGGCGCATCAAGTTAGGTAAAAAAGTATTAAAAAGGCGACGCAAATGAGATTAGGACTTTTACTTTTATTAATTAGTGGTTTTAGCTTAGAAGCACACCACAATAATATACATTCAGAGATAGAAATGGCAGCACATAGTAAAGTAAAACATAAAGCTTTTAGAGCAAATAAAGACATTTATAGAACAATGACTCAAGCAAGAAAAAGAGCAAGAGCATTAGGATTGAAAGGCATACACTCACACGGCAGAGGTCGTGACAAAGTGTTTATGCCAGGCAGCACTCACCAAGCATATGTGAGAGCGATAAAGAGGAAAAAGAATGGCTAGACAAGGCGGATTTTTAGTAGGCCCAAGTATTCATAACACTTCAAAATTAAGAAAACATAAATTAAAAAGAGGTGTTACTAGAGATATGAATAATGCTGCAGGAGTTCCAGTAAATACAAAAAATATGGTAGGATTCGAAGCAGCTAGATATGCACCAACTGGAGCAAAAGCTATTGGACCTAGATACGGTAAAACACTAAACCCTAGACCTGTAAAAAGGAGTCGTAGGAGAAGATAATGGCACTATCAAAAGCGGAAAGAGCAAAACTGCGTAAAGCAGGATTAACTCGTTTAAACAAACCAAAGATGACTCCAAAGCATCGTACTAAAAAAGCTATCGTTGCAACAAGAGTTGGAGGAAAAGTTAAGATAATCCGCTTTGGTGCACAAGGCATGGGACATAATTATAGTCCTGAAGCCAGAAGAAGTTTTAAAGCAAGACATGCTAAGAACATTGCTAGAGGAAAATCTTCACCAGCATACTGGGCAAATAAATTTTTGTGGGCAGGAAAAGGAGGTTCTAAAAAATTGCCTCCTAAGTCACAAAAATTTACTAGAGGTCTTAAAAGAAGGAGAAGTTAATGGATTATCAAAAGAATACTAGAGATATTTGGATTGATACACTTTTAAACACAAGTGAAAGAATATTAAAACATTTAACTAAAAAAGAAGAACTTAATAAAAGAGAACAAGAATTGCAGGATTTATGCGCAGGCTTCATATATTTGCATGGAATATGTGAAGATAAAGAGATGTTAAACGAACCTGACACTGAACTATTTGAAAACGTAACAATACACTAATGATAGACATTTCAAGAAAGGATATATTATCCGACTCACTAATGGAATTTGATGAATCACGATTTATCAAACTCCCAATTGAAGGTTATCTAGACCTATTGGGTATCGAACCTAACACCTCACAAACTGGTATTATAAATGGATTGAATAATCCTAAATATCGTTTTGTATGTGCCGCTGTCTCAAGACGACAAGGCAAAACCTACATCGCAAATATACTTGGGCAGTTGGTATCTCTAGTGCCAAACTCCCATATATTATTGATGTCACCAAACTATTCACTATCACAAATCTCATTTGATTTGCAAAGACAACTAATTAAACATTTTGATCTAGAAGTAATAAGAGATAATGCAAAAGATAAAGTTATCGAACTTTCAAATAATTCTACAATTCGTATGGGATCGGTTAACCAAGTTGATTCAGTAGTGGGTCGATCTTATGATCTTATCATATTCGATGAAGCAGCTCTCGTTGATGGTAAAGACGCTTTCAACGTTGCCTTACGTCCAACACTTGATAAAGAAAACTCAAAAGCACTTTTTATATCTACTCCTCGTGGTAGAAATAATTGGTTTGCTGAGTTTTGGCACAGAGGATTTAGTAGTGAATATCCAGAGTGGGCATCTATTCGTGCGACCTATCACGAAAACCCACGACTTTCTGAAAGTGACATAGCAGAAGCAAAAAAGACTATGTCGGAAGCAGAATTTAATCAAGAGTACATGGCAGACTTCAATGTGTTTGAAGGTCAGGTGTGGGCATTTAACCATGAAAAATGTGTTGAAGACTTATCAGAACTCGAAATAAGAAAAATGGATATATTTGCAGGAATGGACGTTGGGTATAAAGACCCAACAGCGTTCTGTGTTATTGGATATAGCTGGGAAGAGGAGAAATACTACTTACTCGATGAATATCTAGATAGTGAAAGAACTACTGAACAACATGCAGAAGAAATACGAAAACTTATTGATAAGTGGGATATAGATTATATTTATATTGATTCAGCAGCTCAGCAAACTCGATATGACTTTGCTCAGAACTATGAGATTAGTACTCTCAACGCTAAAAAGTCAGTTCTTGATGGTATTGGACATGTTGGAGGAATTGTAGACAATGATCGATTAATAGTCGATGCAAAATGTGTAGAATCTTTAATGGCATTAGACCAGTATCAATGGGACCCAAATCCGAACTTACTTAAAGAAAAACCAAAACACAATTCTGCCTCACACATGGCGGACGCACTCAGATATGCTCTATATTCATTTGAGACTAGCATGACTACGTTTTAATGAGACCTAGAAAAAATAATGCTTGACTTTATCTCCAACTTCTGTTACAATTAGAAACATAGAATAGAAATGACACTTAAGAGAGACTTAGTAAAATACGTAAGAGATAAAGCAAAATCCGCGTATAAAAAAGAAGCTGCCTGTTACATTTGTGGTTCTACTGATGAATTAGATTTTCATCATTACTACGGACTTACAGAACTACTTGAAAAATGGATAGCAGATAACAAATTAGAAATTAATGACGAAGAAAGCATACTAAGTTTACGAGAATCATTTATAAACGAATATAAAGAACAAATATACACTAAAACAGTGACACTTTGCCATAAACATCATTTAAGATTACATTCAATCTATGGCAAACGACCAAAATTAATAACTGCTGAAAAACAGCAAAGATGGGTAGAAATACAAAGAGATAAACATGGCATGGTATGATTTTATATTGGGTAGACGTACTCAATCAGATGAAGAGAAACTAAATCCTTCACAATATGTAATTTCTAGAAATGAAGGACTTACAGTAGATAGTCGTGAGAATATCACGAGCTATAAAAATGCATACGAGCAGTTAGAAGTAGTAAACAGAGCAGTAAATATGATTGTTGATGATTGCTCTGATATTCCTTTTCTAGTTCAAGATCAAATAGGTGGAATGACACCTGTATTTAAAAATGTAAGAAAAACACGTGTAGATTTACTTTTAAATAAAGAACCAAACCCATTTCAAGATATTAGTACATTTAAAAGAAATTTAATCACAGATTTACTTATTGATGGAAATATTTTTATTTATTTTGATGGTATGCATATGTATCATCTACCTGCTGATAAAGTAACAATAGAAACTGATGAAGATACTTATGTAAGCAGATATTCTTTTGACAATTCTATTGACTACTCAGTAAACGAAATCATACACATAAAAGAAAACAGTTTTCACTCCATTTATAGAGGTGTGCCAAGACTAAAACCAGCACATCGAACAATGCAGTTACTTGTAAATATGAGAAATTTTCAGGATAACTTTTTCAAAAATGGAGCAGTACCAGGATTGGTACTAAAGTCACCTAACACTCTTTCTGAAAAAATTAAAGAAAGAATGTTGCAGGCTTGGGTTGCTAGATACAATCCAAACACTGGTGGTAGAAGACCACTATTTTTAGATGGTGGACTTGAAGTCGATAATTTGACAGAAGTTAATTTTAAAGAATTAGACTTTCAAGAGGCAATTAAGTCAAACGAAAGAATTATTCTTGAAGCATTAGGAGTTCCGCCTATTCTTATGGATAGCGGTAATAATGCCAATATAAGACCAAATCAAAGAATGTATTACTTAGAAACAATACTACCAATAGTAAAGAAAGTAATGAAATCTTTTGAAAGATTTTTCGGTTTTAGACTTGTAGAAGATGTAACAAATGTTCCATCACTACAACCAGAATTAAAAGATCAAGCAGCATATTTTGCTTCTTTGGTCAATACAGGTATTATGACACCTAACGAAGCAAGGGAGAAATTAAATCTTGAAGCAGTGGAAGGATTTGATACACCAAGAATTCCTGCAAATATCGCAGGTAGTGCCGCTAACCCAATCGAGGGTGGTAGGCCAACAGAAAATGAGGAAGAAATATGAGGAAAATGGCAACAATTCACAAATTAGGAGAATATTTTACCAAAAAAGGTAAAATATTAAGTATACCTGAATATAATAGTGAAGAAGATAAGCCAATGAGAGCACTCATTATAAAAAGAGTTTTCAACTCATGGAGCAGAATGGAACTATTTGTAAAAAGATATTATCCAGATATTGGTAAAGTTGTTGAAAAACCAAAACCAGTAAAATCTGTTAAAAAAGTAGAGGACAAAAACGATGAGTAATAAAATTTTTCATTGGACTAATACATTTAAGTCACTTGGCGAACAAGCAGATGGAAGTGTAGAAATAAAAGGACTGGCTAGCACAAATGCTCAAGACAGAGCAGGTGATGTAATTGAAGTGGAAGCATGGACAAAAGGAGGAGTAGATAACTATTTAACTAATCCTATTGTTCTTTACAACCATAACTATGACAAACCAATTGGTCGAGCAACAGGTGTTAAGACAGTTGAAAATGGACTTGAATTCACAGCGAAAATATCAAAAGCAGCTGGTGAAATCACAGATTTAATTAAAGACGGTGTTCTAGGAGCATTTTCTGTAGGTTTTCGTGTAAAAGATGCAGATCACATTCCTGACACTGGTGGATTAAGAATCAAAGATGCTGAACTTTTTGAAGTTTCTGTAGTATCAGTTCCTTGTAACCAAGGAGCAACTTTTTCATTAGCAAAAAGTTTTGATAGTATGGACGCATACAATGAGTTTAAGGAATCTTTTATAAAGACTAACTCAGCAGATTCAGTTATAACTGAAGACGTTGGGCAGTCTAAAGTGGCGCAAGCCGACAATAAGGAGAATCGCATGAGCGAAGAAAAGAAAGCTCCTGAGGGCTTTGACCTTGATGCTTTTGCTAAAGAAGTAGCTGAAAAAGCAGCTACCAAACTAGCAATGCAACAAGCTGAAACAAAAGCAGCTGAAGAGAAAGCAGCTAAGGAAGCTGCTGAAAAGGCTGCTCTAGTAGAAGCTGAGCAAAAAGCACAAATCGAAGCAGAACAGGAAAAGCAGAAAGAAGTTGTAGTATCAGTTATGACTGGTGCAGAACAGCTAATGACTGACGTTGAAAAGAGATTTAGCGAAAAGAATGATAATCTTGAGAATATCGTTAATGAACTTAGAACTGAGTTAAAAGAAAAATCAGAAGAAATTCAACACATCAGAGAATCTAAGAGAGTTTTCTCAGATAGAGGACAATCTGGTGATTGGAAAAAAGCTTTTGAAAATGAAATCCTTGATACAAAATTCTTAGGTCTGGCAACAGGAAAAGGATATGAAACAGATATGGCCAAAGGCGTAATGGAGAAAGTAAACGCACATTCAGGTGTGGGTGTTTCTTCAGCAGACTTTGAGCAAATCGTATCTGCAAATGTAGAAAGAGATATTCAAAATGAACTAGTATTAGCACCGTTATTTAGAGAAATCGAAATGACATCAGCTAATATGATCCTACCTATTTTACCAGATGCTGGTTATGCAGAATTTACTTCTAACCAAGCAGCAAGTGGTTCATCACCACATGGTAACTTAGAAGAAAGAGGTGATGCTTATGGTTCACCATATGGTGGTGTTGATCTAACAGAGAAAACACTTTCAACCAAAAAGTTGATTTCAACTTCTTTCCTAGGAAACGAAACAGAAGAAGATGCAATTATTCCAATACTTCCTCTACTAAGAGAGTCCATGGTGAGATCACATGCAAGAGGTATTGAAAACGCTATTCTAGTGGGTAACCACGGTGACGGTGTTTATGGTACAAGTGGTGCTACATTCAACGGTCTTGTTGCTAAAGCAGTAGCAGGAGACGGTGGATCACCAGCAACTGAGTACAAAACTCAGTCAGCAACAGCATTTGCATCAGAATCTCTAACAGCAGCAAACTTATTAGCAGCTAGAAATAATATGGGTAAATATGGTGTTAATCCATCAGACGTTATCTATCTAGTTAACCAGCAAGAGTACTTCAATCTACTAGAAGATGGTGAGTTCGCAGACGTTAACTTAGTTGGCGATATGGCAACAAAACTTAACGGTGAAATCGGTCAAGTATACGGATCAAGAGTATTACTTGTCGACGAATTCGCAACACCAGCAGTTTCGAAGTTCTATGCACTAGCAGTTAATACAAGAAACTATGTAATGCCAAGATTAAGAGGTGTTACAATAGAATCTGACTATGATGTACAGAACCAAAGAAGAGTACTTGTGGCTTCACAAAGACTTGGATTTGATGATATCATAGCAAACGCTACGTCCGTATGGGGACTACAATATAAAGCAACTTAATGCTTAAAGGCTAGAGGGGAGCCTATCCCCTCACTTTTTTCAATTATGGCAGATTTAATAACAGTACAAGAATATAAAGACGCAGAAGGCATGAGAGGCGATAACAATGACGATCGTCTTGCTATTTTAGTGCCACAAGTTTCTGAACTTGCTAAAAAGTATTGTGGGACAAGTTTTATAGATTTTTATTCATCTACAAAAACAGAAACATTTAATATTATTGATAATTATACTTCAGTAGTAGTTATGAGTGAAACACCACTAAATTCGGTAACATCAGTTAAAGAACGTGATAATCCGAGTGCGGCATACGTTACACTTACAAATAATACTGATTATTATATTGATACTAATAGTGATTCTATTTTTAGAATAGACTCAGATGGTAATCGAAAACCTTTTAAAAAAGGATTTGGAGCAATTGAAGTTGTATATAATGCAGGATATTCTGCAACTCCTTCCGATCTTAAGTTAGCGCTTTTCGATTTAGTAAAATACTATCTGAAAGATGAACACAAGCAGAGAATGACACTTGGTGGAGCAACTATACAAAACCAAGGTTCTGCAGGCTTAAGAACAAGTACTGATTTTCCTGACCATATCAAACGAGTACTTGACTTATATCGAGTAATCATCTAATGGCAGTACAAAATATTTTAAAAATATTAAAAGGACGAAATATACAATATAAGAAAGAAAAAATTGCTGATCTTTATCGTATGCAGAATGATGAAAATGGTCATTATATAGCTTATACTAAAGAACATATTGTAACATTACTATTTAATATTATGGCTGATACAATTACAGAAGGTAAGTATGCTGATGAATTTCATGGAGTAAAAACAGAGCTTGCTCGTAATCGTAATATAATAGAACAAATGTTTTACAAATATTTTTCAAAAGGAAATATTGCAAAAGCCTATAAAAACCATGGATTTATTTTTAGTAGACATAAAAAGAAAGGCAAAGTTGTATATTTTGACTCAAAAACTACAAGAGATTATATAAAATTAAACTTTCCTCTAAAATCATCAAGAGTTATGAGCCAAATGAGTTTAGATCAAAGAAGACAGCCACTACCTACAGTTTTTGATAAAGTAACAAAAATAGGGCCTAATCAGGATTTATTAGTAGAAGCTTCTAGAGAAGGATTAATTCAGATTTATAATCTTGTAAATACTCCTAGAGGTAGAGGGAGATCAGTAACTCTTCCTTCAGGTAGAAGTGTAGGAAAAAGTTCTATGACAATGATGACTCGTAAAGCTAGAAAGTTACATGGAGGAGATTTACCTCATGTAGATGCAGATTCAGGTGCTATTCCACTAGAAGGGCCTTACCATGTTGAAGGAACTACTGCTCGTACAGTTGATATGGTAAAAGTTTTACAAAGTGCAAATTTTAAAAGAACAGTAGAGAAAGTAGCAGGACAAAAATTAAATCAAACAAGTTTTGAACTCGGATTCAATAAAGTTTTAGAAAAATTAGATTTATATTTTACTATAAATGGAACAACTATTTCTGATATTGTAAAAAATGAAAAAAATCTTGAAGTTGGAATTACAATAGGAGCTGCACATTTACAAAAGTTAATGAAACAAGGAGATATTCCAGCATTAACTGAATTATTTAACGAAATAGAAAAAGAACTTATGGACGAATTAAGAGATCCAGATGCTAAAACTTCAAAATCTATGAAAGAGTTAAATACTGAAAGGGGTGCACAAGCTATAGTAAAAGGAATTTTTGGACCTCTTACTAAAGCAGGAACTCCTGATATGCGATTTAAAGCTAATAAAGCTTTATTAAATAAAAAAGGTACTAAAACACAAACTAGTGATGAATTTAAGGAGTCTTATAAAAAATTAGCACAAGCAATTATTTTAAGTAAAGCAAAAACTCCTAAAAAAGACACTATAAGAAAGACAACAGGAAAATATGATCCTCAAACAACAGCAAGTGATATATCACTTGGAAACTTAATGCGACTTGTAAATAGAGCATTACCAAGACACTTAAAAAGAAATATGGAACCGCCTGCATTACAATATAGAGGGCTAGGAAATCCATCAAGGCCTTTTGCAGGTCCATTCAATACTGGAGTTAGAGTTACAAGTATAACTCAACATAAAAAAGTAGCAGGTGGAATAAATGTAAATTATACTTATGAAAAATATCCTTATCAAACATTTGAACCAGGATTTGAACAAGGAAGTGTACTTAGAGACCCGCGTAAGTTAATACAAGAAAGTATAAGAGATATAATGATTGAAAGAAAACAATCAAGATTTTTAAATTTTAGAAGATACTAATGGCACAAGCAAGAACATACTCAACACGAAGAAGAGCAGTTGTAGAGGCTCTTGCTGAAAAATTAGAAGGAATAAATGGACAAACTCCGTTTCGAGTTGCAGTCGCAGAAGTAGCAAGACGACTCAAATTTTGGGACGAAGTATCTGATTTTCCAACTATTCACGTAGGAGCAGGAAATGAAACTCGTGAATATGCAAGTGGAAATTTTAGATTTCGCTTCTTGCAAGTAACAATAAGATGTTATGTGCATAGCGAAGATGACGTAATTTATCGTTTAGAAGAATTACTCGAAGACGTGGAGACAGTACTTGAGGATAATGATCCGTTAGAGTACTTTGACTCCAATAATGTTAAGCAATCTACTGCTCAGACAACTATTTTGAGCATAGATACAGACGAAGGAGTACTAGAACCTCTCGGCATCGGTGAGATTGTCGCAGAGATAAGGTACTAAGGAGAAAAATAATGGCAGACCAATTTTATTTTAGTCGAGATACGAAAGTCTTTATGACACCTTCTGGCTCAACTGCAGTTATGTGGGAGCTTCCAGTGTTAGATGGATTTAGTTTTTCTCAAGCCACAAATACAAGTGAAATAACACTTAATGAAATGACTGATGCCAACGGTAGAAGTAGAAGAAGTAGACAAATGTTTACTGATTCTTATGCGCCAGCAGAATGGAGTTTCTCAACTTATATGAGACCATTTGGTGCTGTACCTGCAGTTGGAGATGTATGGGAGCCAAGTGCTTCTATCACTGGAAATCCTCAGCACGCAGTTGAAGAAGCATTATGGGCATACTTTGTAGGAGCAACAAGCTTTACACTTGGTGCAGGTTCAACAGCTTCAGTATGGGCAGGTCCTGATCTAGATGGAGATGCAACAGCTACAGTTCCTGTAGTAAATAACGACTCTAGTATGGAGGTCAATTGGACAGCTTCAGAAGTAGCAGCTTTAGGTACATTCGATCTTTACTTTGAGATGGGTGGTGCAAATAGTTCTACAAATCTTACTTATAAGATAGAAGGTTGTGTTGTAAATTCAGCAAGTATCGATTTTGATATTGATGGAATTGCAACAATTAACTGGAGTGGTATGGGTAAAATCATCACAGAAAGTGGTGCTGATGCTCCAACTCCAACAGCTTTAATTACCGAAGGAACTTCAACTACAAGTAATTTCATTAGAAATAGATTAACATCACTAACAGCTACAACAGGTGGTAGTGGTATTTTTAATACAAGTTATGACTTAGTTTTAACAGGTGGTAATATAACTATGGAAAATAATATTACTTTCCTTACACCAGAAACTCTTGGTGTAGTTAACCAACCACTAGGTAATGTAACAGGTACAAGATCAATTAGCGGTAACTTTACTTGCTATTTGAACAATGATACAGATAAATCAGCAGAGTTATTTGAAGATATAATAGAAAGTACAACAACTATTACAAATGACTTTGATTTAACATTTAACATTGGTGGAGCAAATTCACCAAAAGTTGTTGTTAATATGCCAAACTGTCATTTAGAAGTACCAACACATTCTATTGATGATGTTATTTCATTAGATGTAAACTTCCATGCATTACCAGGAAGTATTGATCCAGGCGATGATACAGCAGGTAATTATGAAGCAAAAGTTACATACACAGGTAATGACTTATCATAAATAAATTAACTGGAGGGCTTCGGCCCTCCACTTTATAGGAGAAATAATGACAGAAGAAGTAAAAACACAACCGGTTAGTCTCAAATCACTACTAACACCAAGTAAAACAGTAGAATTTGACTATCCAGGAATGGACGGATTCAAAGTTAATCTTTGCTATCTTTCCAGAGAAGAATTAATTAAGTTGAGAGCAAAATGTGTTTCTCAAAAATTTAACAAGAAAACCAGAGGGTTTGAAGAACAACTTGATGACGAGAAGTTTTTATCGGAGTACACAGCTTCCGTTATAAAAGGGTGGAGTGGTTTTAAATATGAGTACGTTGCTCAATTACTACTTACAGCAGATGATGTATCAAGCAGAGCAGGCGAACTACCTTTTAGTCAAGAAAACGTAGAAGTTCTTATGCAAAATTCAGTAGACTTTGATCAATGGGTTACTGAAACAGTTGGAGAACTTGAAAATTTTACGAAGAGCAAGTAAAACAAATACTTGCTCTTATTAAAAGAAAATATAAAGATTCAATAGATATTGATAAATATTTAATGATCTGTGAACAATTAGGAGAGGAGCCAGACCCAGAAAAAATGCCTCCCGAAATGGAAGACTTTCCACACGAGGTACAAATGGCATTTTTTATTTACTCACTCATGCCAGATAGATTTGAAGGAATGAGTGGAACATATATGGGAAAAGACTGGGCAGCTTTACTTCCCTTGTTAGAAATATATGAAATAGAAAATAAAAAAGAAGTAGTACTGTTTTTAAAGCATATAGAAAACGAACATTCTACTCAAATAAATACAGAACAAAAAAGAAAGCAAGATGCAAAAATGCGTCAAAGTAAGGCGAACACAGGTGGAATATCCTCGTCTAATATTAAAAGAAAGTAATGGCAAAAAATGTAAAAGGCGGTTCAGTTGAGATTAAAGTAACCGATAAAGGTTCTTTAAAACAACTTGGTAAAAATGCAAAACAAGCCGGTAAAGACGTTGGTTCGGTAGCAAAGAATGTTCAAGAATCAGATAGACGACTTAAATCTTTATCGAATCAAACTTCAAATTCATCAAAAGCATTTGCAAAACAAGCTCAAACAATTGAAGGCGGGCTTGTTCCTATTTATGCAACTTTAGCCGCACAGGTTTTTGCAGTATCCGCAGCTTATAGATTTTTAACTGAATCAGGCAACTTTAAAAATTTAATGGAAGGTCAGCTCGCATATGGAGCAGCTACTGGAGTTATGTACAAAAGTTTAGCAGGAAGTATTCGTGAGGCAACTTTTGCTCAAATTAGTTACTCAGAAGCTTCTCAAGCTGCAGCAATTGGTATTGCTTCTGGATTAAATGCTTCACAATTAACTGAATTAGGAACAGCAGCAGCAAATGCTTCTCTTATTTTAGGTAGAGATGTTACAGACTCTTTTAATCGTCTTGTTCGAGGTGTTACAAAAGCTGAACCAGAATTACTTGACGAACTTGGTATTATACTAAGACTTGACCCTGCACTTCGTAAATATGCAGACGCACTGGGAGTATCAAAAGAAACCTTAACACCATTCCAAAGAACTCAAGCTGTTACAAATGAAGTTTTAGAGCAAGCAGAGAAAAAGTTTGGTGGTATAATGAAAATTATGGATCCAACAGCTTTTGCCGTAAATCAATTTGGACAAGCTTTCAATGATGTGTTAGATGATATAAAAGTTCTAGTAGGAAACTTAGCACAAACTGTTTTACCACTATTTACAAATAATATTACTGCACTAATTGCAGCTTTTGGACTATTTGCAGGTAGTGTTCTTCGAAGTTTTTTACCAAACTTTGGAGCAATCGAAGCGTCAGCAATTGAAGCAAGTGGTAAAATAAAAGGTAGAATAGCAGAGTTAAATCGAGACATGTCTGTATTAAAAGCTGCTGCCGCTTTACAAGGCATGCCAGAAGACCAAATAAAAGGAAAAGCTACAAGTTTACAGTCAAAATTTGCAGCAAGATATGGTTCTCAATTTCAAGATAAAAATTTAGCATCTTTAACAGCGTATAGATCAGCTGCTCAAAAAGGAAAAGGATTTGTTGGTACATTGCCAGATAATATAAAAGCAAAATATAAAGCTGATCTTGATGAATTAGTTATTTATAAAAAAGCAGCAGAAGGTAAAATGTCAATTGATACCGAAACTCGTTTTGCAAAAGAAGAATTAGCAAGACAACAAAACGAATTAAAAGAACAACAAAGTTTACAAAGAAGAACACAAAATAGTCAACGATTTTCCTCAGCAATGTTAGGAATTTTTAAATATGTAAGTTATATTGGATTTGGATTAATTGCACTTGATTTATTAAAAAGTGCGTATAGGTATTTTGATCCTTTAAGTGAAGCTATGCAAGATGCAATTGACAACACTGAAAAATTTAAAAAAGGAGTTGATGATGCAACAGATTCTTTAAAACAGATGAATCAAATAAGAGACGAAGGTCTTATATCTTCAACTGAATATTTTACACAATTTGCAAATTCTATTTCTTCTCAAGATCTGCTAGGTCAAATTGGAAGAGGAAATACTATTCTTGGAGATATAGAAGATTATAAAAAAACACTGACGCTACTAGATGCTGCTAACGGTGAGTACATGGATTTGATAGAGAAAGGAGAAAAAATTCCTAAAACTTTAGGTAATCTAATTCAACGTACTATTGGTGATGCAAAATTTGGAGTTGGAGAATATGAAGGCTTTGTACTGAGTGCTGAAGAAATTAATCTTGCAATTGATAGTATGAACTCATTAATAGACTTTAGTAAAAACCTAAAAGAACAAGCAAAATTTGCTCACCCTGAATATAGAGATTCTTTACTTGAAATTGCAGCTGCTTATGATAGACATGAAAAACCTACTAAACAGCAGATTCAAAATTTAATGCGATTAGGAGAGGAGTATGTAAATTTAAATGGAAAATTAAAAGCATATACTGAAACAGAAAAACAATATCAACAACAACTCACAGGATTTTTAGCTACTTATGCTAAAAAAGACCCAGTTTCAA